CTTGTGAAAGATTCTTTATCAGGCATCCGTATCTTGTCCTCAAGTGATGAGTAGCAAGCCCTGGTCCCACCGTGTAAAACTTTCACTTCCCAACTGTTCAAGATCTTTTCTGCTTTATGCTGAACAACTTCTCTATTAAGTTGAGGTTTAAGATTTAATTCTTTTGATTTAAGAGCCTTTAATGCGTCTTTGGACTCATCGTCTACGCCCTCGAAATCATCGATATTAAATACACAGAAAACTTTAAATTTAGAGTAATTAATTACTTCTACTTCTCCAGTTTCTGCGTCTTTGTTCTCAATTTTAATTGGAACTGGTTGAATAAGTCGAGCTGCTTTAGTGCCCTTCTTAACTATCCATCCATTCTTTTTACCCTGGTTATATGTTAACCAAAGAGGGCTTGAGGTTCCTCTAAATAAAGAGTAAAGTTCTAGTAATAGTGGGTTAGAGCCCGTGTATTCATGATGTGTAATAGGGTTTCTATGCTCACCATTTAACCCGGTCCACTCTTTACGCCAAGATGGAACGCCTTGTTGCATCATTGCAATTAAGTCATTGCATAGAACTTCCTCAGCAGAAAGTTTGTTAGATCTTGTTTTTGTTGTTGTTGTCATTTTGTGGCTAAAATGTTAAACAATAAAGGCCCGGAGGCCATGCAAGGCAAGGGATTTGCACCCTTGCATGCTGCTTGTCAGCTCTTGCTTTAACTGTGAACGTGCCCGTCAGTCTCAATACCTAAAGTTATGCATCTTTGATACGTTCCACCTGGTATTTTTATTTCAGGTGAGCTCACTTCGACCATGTAGCAACCATTGCCACCTAGTAATGCGTAAGGCTCGCCAACATATAACCATTTAGATTTGAGTTTTGATAAGGCTGTTAATTGTTCTTTGTTCATGGTGTGGCTAGTTGTAGTAGAAATTCAGGGTTAAATCCCTGATGCTGAGCCCTGGAGTTGAACCAATGCGTAAACGCCCACTCAGCAAACTTGCGACAGTGCACAAGTTAAAAACCTTGTCAAGATCAGTGTATTAAGTTTTCAAGGTGCTCCACCTGTGTTCAAGTGGATAGAACAAGTATTAACGATCAATACACAGAAGTCAACGTGTCCGATGTTGGTGAACATACAACAAATTAATATTAATATCTGTGATCGGCTGCGGTAACTGGAGTTACATAGTCGATGAGTATTATTACTTATTTATTTATGGTGTGCTAAGATCGTAGTGATACCAATAGTTCTCAGCTTTGTAAAGAAATATAACCGAACAGATCGCAACACATCAGCATAGCTGTATAAAATGTTACATCTGCGTAGATGTACTTAGGTAAAAATACTCAAATTAGGGGACTAGCACTGCATTATTAGTCCAGTGCATGTATAAATTGATACATTAATGCCTTATTTCTGTATAATTTGATACATTTCGAGGGGTCATTGGGGGACTTTGGCGTCTTTTTCCGTCGTATATAGGTAAGAGAAATTTTTGCCAAAATTTTACGACTTTTACTTGCAGCTCCTACCCTTTTATACCCTCACTACATTCGATAGACCAACAAAACATCCATCAACACCATTAATAAGGTTAATACGTATAATACGTATAATATTCTTAAAAGAGTAGCAATATACATCTGTAAACGTAGGTGTAGAGTAGTATTTAAAGATTTCCATTAACTGGAAATAAGTAAGAGAGAGATTGTGTCTTAGGATATATTCCAAATTTTCAGTTACTTCTCTCTTTTACTACAAAGAGAAGAGTCCACCCTTTCTCTTCTCCCTGTATAGGTCAGGGTTCAAAACTAAACCCAGGTGTGGACTGAAGAGTTATTGTTTTCTAAGCGGTTAGCTTGGTCTCTTTGTTTTTTGTTCATACCGAGTACTAAATGATTAGCGGAAGAGGTTGGATTATCTAAGAAATCTTGAAAGAGAGAGTTCCATTCTTCGTTTTTACGTTGTTTAATAGCTTCGTGAGCAGAGATAGCTAAAGCATCAGTAAAGTATTTAACGCCTTGAGCTATACAGTCTATTCTGTCGTCGTTTTTAATTGCACCCTTTTCACGGCACATTCTAGAGAGTTGAAAGAAGAGCATATATTGCAGTCTAATTTCTGGAGCGTCGTTAGGGTTGGAGTTATAGTCCCATTCAATTACTTTTTTATCTACTACTAACCTATGTTGATTCATAACAGGTTCTAGAGAGTCGATAATACGTTCTTCTTTTCTTACGTTGGCTCTAGTTTCTTCTATGTCTATAAGTTGTCCTGTCATCTGTAGGTGTTTACGGAAGAGTTCACATACAATTCCATCACCAAAGTTAGATTCAATTAAAAGTTTAGTTACGTTATACTTTCTACACCCTCTAAGTATGTCTAGTAAGGTTTTGTCGGAGTAGCCGTCTCGGTAAGCACGTACTTCGTGGAGGTAGAGGAAGCCATTTTTTTGTGAGATGTAGGAAACTGCGGTTTCATCGGCACCTCTTCCAGAGGGGTCCAGAGAAGCGATTGTTTCGGTGTAATCTGTCCATTCACCTTGTATTTGCATAGGCTTGTAAAAGTAGTCTCCTGGCAGTCCTACGGTAGGTAAATCTTTAATGACGTTAGAGGGATCAGAGCACCAAACTATTTGGTCTGGAGCTTGTTTAGGGTTAACTGAGGTAACTATAAGGTCAGCGTTTTTAAGTGGATACTTTTCAGCATCAGATAGAGATGTGTCTAGTTGAAACTGGAGCATGTAGTTAGACCTACCCATTGATGCTTCACGTTCTAGTAGGTCTTCGTTAGAGAATCTTTCAGGATCAGTAACAGACCACTCTTCAGCACCATTATCTAGGTCTTCTTGTATCTGTGGTGCTAGTAATCCTTCGTATTGAGAGAGTTTATCTTTTCTTGGGTATCTACTGGGCCAAACAAAGGGACGGTAGTTACGCTGAGCCAGCTTAGTGTAAATAGTAAAGCTACTCTGGCAAGTCCCGAGATAACAAATACGGCTATCAGTTTTGGGTGTAAGGATACTTTCGGCTTCCGTGCAAAGTTGAAGAAGTTTTTCACGCATCAACTCCGTCATAGAGTTTCCAGGGACTTCTACATCGTCTAGTACCATCAGATCTGCACGGCTCCCGGTCAACTGCGATGTTATACCAAGGGATTTGACGGATGGAGCTTGGTGAGGAGGGCAATCGACATCGAATGATACTCTTGACCATCTACTATCGTCTCCTTTTGGTTGTAGGTGATTTAACCATGGTGTTTCTATAATTAGTTTTTGTAAGAAAATCGACATGTTATCTGCACGTTCTTTAGATGCAGAAATAATCATTATTTTCTTTTCGTTGTTTCTAAACAGAGTCCATAAAACGAAAGCTCCAGTAATCCAACTTTTTCCAACTCCACGGAAAGCTTGGATTTGTAGACGTTTAGGACCGTGTTGTAAATAATCAGCGATAGCGAACTGTGCTCTTGTTGGAGGAGGCAGATCAAGCTGTTGCCATAAAGCGGTCAGAAACAGCTTGAAATCATCCTGTAAAGCCTTTATTGTATTGCTCATGTGTGTTTGTATATCGACTACTTTTTAGGAGGGTTGTAGGCTATTTTCTTTTATACTTTTTCTCCCACTCTTTTAGCTTTCCTTCCCTACGAGCCTTCTTCCATTCAGAGTGTCTAATCTTTAATCTATTAACAGCTTCCTTACCAAATCTCTCTTCGTTCTTTTCTCTCATGCGGTCTCTAGCTGTATATTTCTTTTTCTTTTTTGGTTTTTTCTCTATTGTTAAATCTTTTACTTTACTTTTTTCGTTTGTTTTACCTATTGGCTCGGCTGGTTTTTTATTAGTTTTGTCAGCTTTTCCTATAGGTTCAGCTTTTTTAATTTTTACCTTTTCGTTATTGTCTTTCTTTTTTTCAATAGGTGGTAGTTTAACTTTAGAGAAATCAGTTTTACCAAGAGTTTCTAGTTGAGCTTCTTTTTTTTCATCAGCTAGATCTGCTTCGGTTTTCTTTTTTTGTGTTTTTAATAATCTTTGAGTTGCAAATTCTTTAGCTGTATCCTCATAATTAGCTGAATAATCTTTTTTCTTAGTCAGACCTTTAAGACGAGGTTCTCCTTCTAATACTCTTTGTTCGTCTGATTTTACTCCAATTTTTCTTCTAGGGTATTTTTTACCTGTAGCCCTTTCCCATGCTTTAACTCTAGCCTTAAAACTTTGGGCTGATTCGTTAGGTTTTAACTTTGGTACTTTCATAGTTAATTAATATGCGTCAATATTGTTTGTTCTCTTAAAGGTTGTTGTCCAAATGTTTGACGCATCCATTGGAGCCAGTTAGCACTTCCTTTTCCCTGATTGCATGTTCTACAGGCTGGAACGAGGTTACTCGTAATACTCTCACCGCCGAATGTCCTCGGCTTAACATGATCGAGTGTAAGTTGTTGTAGTTCATAGAAATTTCCGCAATATACGCATTGACAATTAAACTTTTCCTTTATGGCTTTTCGCCACAAACGCTTTGCGTCAGGACTTGTCATGGTAATTAAATTGTGTAAGTAGTGTTCAGGGTTTGGTAGTAATGGGGTCATTTACGAATCTTTAGTCTGCTTTTACGGTTAATAGATGGAGACTGTAATCTTCCTTTAGTTTTACTGCCTTTAAAGTGAGCAGCATCTTTGCCGTCACCGTTGCCGTATGTGCCTAAATCCCTATTTAACCGATTTGCATTTACTCGTATAGCTAAACCTTTTTTTGTTTTGTTGTATTTAGCCTGTTGCTTAAGTCTACGTTTTCTAGCAGCAGGGTTATCTCTGTAATACTTAGCGGTACTTTCCATTTAATCTGCTTTTTACTAGTTCTGGATCTATTTTTGGCATGACAGCAGATAGCTTATCTAAAGCGTTACCTCCAAAAGCAACACCACTAATATCATTAGTTTTAAGCCATTCGCAGGCAGCTTTAAGATCTTGGGTGGTAGCGTCGCCACTTTTAACCCTTTTCAGGAATTCTTTAGTAACGAGATTATGTAATTCATTGAATTGAGCTTCAGTGGCTTTTTTCATTATGCTTTTTTAATTTTTAAAGATTTTTTGGACTTCTTTTTGGCTTGGATTTTTTCAACTCCATATCTATAACCACCGTATTCATTATCTAAACTGTTAGATTTACGTGTAGCTCCTTTTAATGTGCTGTAAGTACCCATAACCACGCCCGTTTTCCTATCAATGACGTCGTAAGGCATTATTTTTTGGGAAATAGTTGCTGTTCTAAAAATTCAACAGCTTTGTCATCAACTGAATTGTCTGTAGTTGAAACCAGTTTTTTAAGAATATCTATAATCAGTTTTTTTACTGAATCTGAAGTAGCAAATTTTAAGAGAATTGGTTTAATTAATAAGATCATTATTTAGTAGACTTAGTTTTCTTTGCTTTAGCTTTTTTTGCAGCCTCAGCAGCTTGCTTTTTAATTACTTCGCTAATTGTGCTCATTTTTTATTAGGTGTTTTTGGACAGTCGTACTCCTGTTCATTCCATGGGAATTTTTTATCTTTAGGAGTACAGGTAGTTTTTAGATACTGTTTAACAGCAGCCTGTTTATTTTTTTTGTATTCAACGATAGGTACTACATCACTACACATGCCATAGACACGCGAGTTTTCAGACAGCATAAATCCTTTACGTTGAAGATCGCTACATTTCAATGCACGTACGAGCTCGTAGTCAAGTCTCATCTTCTCCTCCTGACGAGCTGCAATACGTCTACATTGTTTAAGACCTGCACGATCTAAGGGGACCATAAAGTTTATTTGACCTCCCCAGTTCTCAGCTAAGGTGTAACTTCTTTGACTCATCTCTTCATCAAAGGGAACCGTATGATTCCCCATGTAGAAAGGGCTGAACGTCATGGTAGGACCGTTGCAGCTAATGGCACCTCCGTAATGTTGTCTACTAGGAGCACCATTATTTTGGAATTGAATTGCGGAATTGGTGACATTACCAGTAGCCGCAGCCACAGGGGATGAGGTGTTATTAACTTCGGGTGCTTCGTTTGCTTTAGCAGGTGCTATTGAGAGAAGACTGATAAGGAGACAGTAGTAGATTCCTGTTCGATAGTTCGATCTATCTCTGTCTTTTCTATTATCTGGCTGGCTGCTCTGTTTACTATTTCTAAAGTGAAATCCGAACCTGCTGTTGTGAGGTTGAAGACTGAATCTGAGTCTGCTATTCCTCCAGAACTTGCCGATGAATGGGTTATATTGTCTCCTGACCATTTCTGTAATGCTGCACCATAAGTTGTGGTGACTATTTCCTCGTCTATATCGATTGTTGTCGTGGTGGTACTGTTCATCGAACCTTGGGTGAAGTTGGGTTGAATCATTTCTGCACTCGCTACCGTGGGTGATGCCAGTATGAGCATTAAAAACCATTTTTTCATGCTTAAGTTTTTTTCATCATTGGACAATTAACGGGTGTGTTTTTGCCATTTCCTTTATTGTTGTTTGTCTGGAGTCCGAAGGAATAAAGGGCACTTCCAAAAATCGAGGCAACGAAAGTTATGTCGGTGTTTTGGGTCTTCTTTATCATCGGAATTTCGACGTAATTTAGAGTTATGACTCAAATAAAGCCCGACCAAACCACAACTCCTAGACGTACAAAAGTACCAAGTATGGCTACCTGAGCCTCATGATCTTCTGCTGCATCTTTTAGTTTAGTTAACAGGTTTGGTTTCGGGCTTCCTTTTTCTTCTTGTGGTTTTCCTTCCATTTATCGACTTTCTTTTGTAAAAACTTCTGAATTTGTTTTTTGATCTTGTCAAATAAGGGAGTAGCTAAAGTTGTGGTGGCTACAGCCGCAACTGCTGCATAAGTAGCCGTCGTAACTACTTCAGCCGTAGGTAAGGGTAGATCTATTTTTATTACAGGTAACGTATAGCTAGGTTGTTCTGTTCTAGCTGTTTCTTCGTCTTCCGTAGCGGCAGGTACATCCTCCATTTCTACTCCTTTTGGAGCTTTTAAAGTATTAGGTGGTATAACAATTGGTGGGAATACTGGCATCTCTGCTGTTGGTGGTTCGAGAGGGATGCCAGGCATATCTAAAGCTTTTGGAAGTTTAGCTCTACCTAAATTGATGAATGGGATTTCCATCTAGGCGTGGGCGTAGAAGATAAATTTATCTCCGTCTAAATTAGTGCTAGTGTAGTTGTTAACTAAAGTAAAACCATTCTCTGTAGGGGCACCCATATCATCGGCAGATTGAGCAGAATCACTATTTAGTGCTATATGATTATCATTTCCTGAACCCCATCCTCTAGTTGTATCTAGTACTTCCCAAGCAGCGGCTGTATCTATATTCTTTATTATAAGAAATCTAGGTTGGAAAGTGAGTGGTATGGTTTGTCCTGTTGAGCCATTTCCTGTATAGCTACCCACGGCTGAAATTCCTGGAATGCTGGCGAAGAGGATGGCTATTACATTGCTAGTAGTATCGACTATACCTGTATAATAGCTAAACGAATTTTCATTAATATCAGAATCACTTTCACCCCACATATTTCCGCTATTTGTTTCAGCATCACTTGTGTTTAGCACTATGTATCGACTGTTTAGAACACCGTTAATTGGTGTTAAACCAGAATGCCAAACTTTCCATTTTTGGTAAAAATTATTCGATGTATTGTCACGATCTTTGAGCCATATCATAGAAGGTTTTTTCCCAAGGCTATGATGGATAGATTTAAATGTACTATTTGTGTCATTTTTCCAATTCACCACATCAAGACCCTGTCCACGAGACCACATCCATGCTTGGAAAGTACTGTCGTAATAAGTATTTTCAGCAAATCCAGTGTTATCATCCCACGTTTGCCAAGAACTATCCCCCTGTGCGGCGGAGTTGTTAGCCTCAAGATAATTTCTTCCTAATAATCTAGCTCCAATTCTCCAATTTTCAGCACTAGCAGGTTTTCTATATAAAGCAAAGTCAACAGGGAATCCACTTGTAAAGGCTTGATCCGCATTGCTATTACCCGCATCCATCTGGAAGCAATCGCTACCAAGTTCGGGAGGCTTGCCAACGTAGCCATCTGATCTTCTTATGGCTATATATACGTAGCTAGCTCCTGATGTGTTTGTATTGTAATCTGTTCCATCCATTGTCATTCCTGTACTAAAAGGATGCCCCCATTCATGGGATGTCTCAGCATCAGCCGTGTTTGCAAACATATATTTATCAGTACCTACACCTTCTTGATTAAACCAACCTCTCATGGTGTCAAGCATTAACCAACCACCACCACCATCAGTACGTTTCACCATTACCCACTGCGGCTCCCACCCCAAAAAGATCTCAGGGCCTGTACTGTTGCCATTTCCGACGTACGATCCCGTCTTAATTATCCCTTGATCCCCATTCTCTCCGAAAACAAAGCCAGCAGGGTCATCGAAGGGGCTATCTGTGCTTGCTGAAGGACCACCACTTGATGCAATCGTTCCAGGGGTTACGGTTGAACCTGTTACCGATGAGTTATTGCAACATAAAAGCTCAGTGTTGGTTATGTTTGTTAATGGCTCAGTTGGTGGTCTAAATGATGATGTATATACTGCTGATTTTGTAAAACGTACATTTGATATCTTACCGTTAAAAACTGAGGCAAGAGCCCCTGCGTTTGTGCCTATGTGAATGTTGCCAGAAGTATATGTACCGTAATTTACAGTTTTTGGACCCGTTACATCAATACCGTTGAAATATAAATGAGCCTTAGTACCATTTCTGACAAGTGCAATATGTGTCCATTGTCCTACAGGAGGTAAACCACCAGTATAAGTAAATAAACTACTCTGACTTACATCTGGTCCTTTTCGCACATTAAATCCACCAGATGAATTTTTCATTATATGGACAGTATTAGCATCACTACCAGACCAAAGGCTTACATTTCCACTACCCCAATCATCAGGTTTAATCCACATCTCAATCGTACAATCAGTTCCAAAAGATAGATCTTGATTTGTAGTATCATCAACAGTTAGATAATCATTTGACCCATCAAAATCAACAGACCTTGCAGTAGCGGCTGTGGACTCACCTCCTGCGAATACATAGGCT